TAGTCAAACCCTTCTCATAAATCAGTTCATCAATATACAAATTTAAGTCGTGCTTATAAACTTTAATTAAACTTGTAGGATCGGCAGAGAATCCAAAGTCTAATCCTAATGCTATTTCTGATGCGTTTTCTGGAATGCTATCAATTATATTAAATGAAGGGAAAATGGTTTCAGTCGCGACCCCTCGTTGACCTTCACCAAAAACCCTCCATAAGTTTTTGTCTACTTCTTTTAATCTTTCAATTTCTGATACTGTTGTTTTATCTAAAAACGGATTGTCCTTATATGTTGATATATGAAAATCTACATCATTTCTATTTGCATCAATTATCTGTGTATATAACCAATGATATTCGTCAGACGGATTAAAGTCAATGATTATTTTAAATGTAGTTCTTAATGCAAGTTGTGTATATTCTTCAAAGCCAAATTCATTGCATTCGTTAAGAAATAGAATATCACGTTTTCGCCCTCTAACTCTTGCAGGTTGATCAACGCTTATAAATTCAAAGTAGTTGCCGTAGAGTGTATATAGACTGCTTGATTTATTGTGTAGCTTTTCGTCATATAGGTTTTCTTTTTTTATAATGTCAAAAAAATCTCGCATTGCTGTTCCTCTTAATGCAGGAAATGTTTTTCTTGCAATTGTGATATAAAGTCCTTTGCCTTTATTCTTATAAGCAAATTCAATCAATGCAAGTAGAATAGAATATGTTTTTCCTGATCTTGTTCCACCTTGTAAAACGCATAATCTTTTTTTAGATTGTTTTAAATCATAATATGGTTTAGCTTGTTTCTTCATCTTCATTGATCCAAGAAGGTGGCGTTGCACTTACATTAACATTCTGATCTGGTAAACCCTCTATTCTATCTAAAATTTCTTTTATTGCTTTTAGCTTTTCATTGTTATTGCTATCCTTATGGAACGCTATTTGTATTAACATCTTTGCTATTGGCGAACCAAAATCACCTTCACCACCCATGTTTGTATCTTGAACAGATAACAATTCTTTTAATACTGTAGCTACATTTCTTCTACCTTTTGGTCTACCATTCTTCTTAGGTTGATTAGTAGAACTAAACTGTGTTGCTTTGTTTGGAAATTTATTCATTGATTCCGTTTTTATTCCGTTTTATTTGAGCGAGCAGGTGGACTTGAACCCCATCTTTATACTGGTAGTATAATGCTTTAACCAATTAAGCTATACTCGCATTTTTAATGTATTCTTTTTTTATTTTATTGCACATTAATCTCATCTCTTTTGTTAGTGGATATATAAATTTATGTTTTACACCTTTTTTTATTCTTATTAAATCACTTGTTTTATAAACTTTTTTATATACACCAAATTGCTTATTATATCCTTTTGAGCTATGACTTCTACTGTGTATGTCTTTTCCTGTTTTTGGACATATATATTTATCACCTGTTTTGTGACTTCCTGTATAAAACCAATTAGTAGCTTTATAGATTGTGCCATTATGCCCCTCATCACTATCTGCATAGGAAACAAGCATTTCGACCAACTTGTTTTCTTTTTTAAATTTTTTAATAGATAACGATAAACATTTGCTTGTTTTTTCTTGTTTTCCATTTAATGCCATTCTAGCTAATTCACACACCTTACCTTTTTGCAATCCAAAAGGCTTTTCTATTGCTCCTATTCCATTATTGTATATTATACAACCACACCATTCATTTTTTTTATTAAAAACAGAATATCCAACCATTGGTTGTGCTGGTATTCTTTTAGCATAATGAAATTTTAAACAAGCATATCTCATAGCCTTATATGATGCTTTTTTTAAAATCATATTTCACCAAAACTTACTGAATAAAAACTATTGTCATATATTTTTATCATTTGTTTAATTTCTTTTTCTGCTAATTTCAAATCATTTATATTGTCAAATGTAATTTTTATTGTTGGGGGTTTGTTTTTTAAATCGTCTGTCAATTCATCTAAATTTGGTTCTTCTATTTTATCTATATTAAGTCCTAAGTCTATTTCTTTAAAACCCCAATCTTTCAATTCTTCTATTTCAAATTCATTTGCTAATATGTCTAAATCAAATTCACCACCACTTTTATTAAGTCTTATATTTAATTCTCTTTCTTCTTCTTTTGTTAAGTCTAATACAACACAATCTATTTCTGTATGTTTTAATTCTTTACACACTTTCAATCTTTGATGACCACCAATAACAACATTTCCATTTTTATTTACAATAATAGGATCAACTAAATCAAACTTTTCAATTGATTCTTTTAAATCCTTATATTGCTTTGTGCTTATCTGTCTTGGATTATAACTTGCAGGTTGTAATTTATTTATCTTTATTTTTTCTATTTTCATATTGCTTTAATCTTTTTTCTAATTCTATTAAGCTATAAATTTGAACGCATACATTCTCTAAATGTTTTATTTTGCAATACATATTGAAGCATCTGTCTGATTCTGCTTTTATATGACAATCACGACAAACACCAATTAAATTTTCTATATAATCATTTTTAATTTTATTTCTACGTTCTAAATGGTGAATATCAACTGCAACATCATTACACATTTCGCATAGTATGGTCGAGCTTTCATCATAACCAAAAAAGTTCATATATACTTTAGTATGATTCTGCAACTTCCTTTTTTCTTCTTTTAATTTTAAAATCGTCTGTTGGACTTGCGACTACAAACTTACCTTTGCAGAAATAACAACAATTATCTTGCATTAGAGTCATCCTAACGCATCTACAACAGAATCTAAATATCTGACTCATTATCTTCTAATTTACAACTATTTACATAAACTTTAGCCAATTGTGCAACAGTTTGCTTTACACAACTTCCACAACTGCTTGGTTTTTTATTAGCATTGAATACTTTATTATATAACTTTACTAATGTTGCTTGATCCTGTCCACTTATTCTATCTCCAATTCTAGGAAGAACAGATTCATATATTGACATTTCATCTTCTGTGAATTGTCTAACCTTTGCATACGGAAACATCTTATTTAGCTTTTCTTTTCTTTCTTCACAACCACAATCTTCACCAAGCACTTTTTTAGCAACCTTATCTATTCCTGTAGCTTTGAATACCTTTTCTATTGAATCTCCTAAACCTTTACTTTTTGTCATCTTTTATTGAATTTAAAAATTTATCTCTTATTGTATCGTCATCTATTTTTTCTAATACCTTATGGATTGTAAAATTAACTGCTTCGTTAATCTTTATATCAAAACCTTCTTTTGTTCCTAGAACATAGGTTTTCCCTTTTTCATCGCTAAATGATACCATATTGTATTTTTTAATCATATCAGTATCAGCTTTTTTTATTGCTCTTATTATTCTGCTTTTTTTCATATTATTGCTATGGATAAAAGTCCTAGACAAAATAAAGTTAATAATGCAACAATTACATTTGCAATTATTTCTTCTTCTTGATCGTTAAACATTTTCTTTTTCTTTAATTAAATACTTCTTGACATTATTAATAGCTTTAAATAGTGTGTTTCTATTTATCTTAGTTGCTTTCGCCATACTATTCAAACTATGTTCTTCTAAATAATAAACTTTAAAAACCTGCGAATCAAACCAATAACAGTCTTTTAGTTTTTCTTCGATCCAATCTAATCTTTCTTCTATTTGGTTTTTATCTTTTATAGTGTATTCTGTATTGTCTGCTGTTATGCTTTCTATAGTGGTTGTTGTGTGATATTCGTAATACTTATTGTATTTGTAATAATAACGACTTGTTTTAGAATGGTATTGATTGAGCATTACTCTAGCAATATAAAATGTTAATTGATTTTTTTTTATAATTTCATCTATTCTTTCTTGATCGCATTTGTATAGTTCTTCAATAACAAAACTTAATAAGTCGTCTTTTCCTTTTTTACCTGCTATATTGAAAGCCATGTCCTTTAGCTTATCATAGTTTTCAATTAGGTATTTGTCTAACATATCTTTATTATAGAAGGTATATTTGCCTGTTTCATTAAATTATATTCTACATCAGTTATTGTGCTTTTTTCTATCTCCATTATATTGTCAAACCTACTGTGTAGTTTTTTATAAATATAATTTATTACGTTATTATCTTTTTTTAAATCTCGTAAAATAAAAGTAAGTTCTGCACCACTATCAAATAAAATTATCCACAAGTAGTTGTTTATATCAACATAATTATCAAACAATCTGTCTTTTCTTGAATTAAAAAATGTTCTTTTAGCTTTCATCAAATAAATCTGTTTGGATATAATTATTTTTATTTATATTTAAAACTGCTTCTAAAATTGTTTTTCCTGCTTCATAGTCTACTAAGTTTCTTGCAATTTTATTTTTAGTTTGTTTTCCTTTATATTTATTAAAATCATAATCATGAAAATTTGACAAGGCATCAATTAATTTTTTAGTTCTTGCTAAGTCTGGGTTTTTTCTTGTGCTTAGTATTTTTGGTATTGTAAAATTTGTCCAATATAAATGTCTTTTTCTTTTTTCTGCTGGAATTAAAGTGTCATAAAAAGGAATGACATTTTCAACACAATATCTTCCATTATAATAATGCTTTAAAAAAATTATTTCTTGATATAAAGCCATATCAGGGTATTTCATTTTTCTTTTATTTTTCATTGATATATTAAACCTACTGTGTGTAGGGCAAGGTGGGCTACTCCAAATAAAATCAAATTCTTTATAATGGTCTAACAGGTATTGGTGAGCATCTGCTATAATAACAGTGTCATTTGGAAATCTTTCTTGATATAATTTTGCAAGTTCTTCATCCCATTCAACAGCCGTGACCTCTATGTCTTTTTTAACTTCATCCCACTTGTATCGATTGCCACCAAGACAAGCATATAAATTTAATATCTTCATTTTATTTTTCCTTCTAAATAACGATTTATAACTACTAAGGCTTCATCTATTCCTGTGCATATTTCTGCAACATATCCTCTTTCATTTAATTCATTACGCCAATATAATTGATCTTTTGTTGCTCTATTATACCCAACCTTTAATTCAATAGCTAATCCATGAAATTCGCCACGTGGTTCGTATATAAACAAATCTGGAAAACCTTTTTTATATCCACTTTTTTTTGCTTTGATTCTTTGACTCATATGCACTTGATACTGTCCACCCATTGAACCACAATATAAAACATTTTGCAAGTCTAAGTATTTACATACTGCTTTTTGTAATTCGTATTCTTTCATCTGTAAAATTTATATATTAAATATGATATAATTGGCGTTGTCATTATGGTTGTAAATATGTTTATATGGGGTTCACCACAAAAACCAAATAAATGTTTTATTATTTCAATCATTTCTTAATCCATTTTTGACCAGCATTAGGATTGTATTCTGTTGTATATCCTAAATTCTTCAAATGCTGTTCATATTCTTTTTTAGATGAATCGTCCATTCTTTTGAAAAGTAATGAATCAAAATAGTCTGGAAATCTTGATTTTTGTTTATTAAAATTGTTATTTGACCACCTTTTTAATCTTCTGCTTATATCAAAAGTCTTTTCCATTTCTGCACGATATTTGCTTCCAGACTTGTTTTTTTCTGTCCAATACAAAAAGAATGCTTTTTTATCTTCATCATTAATTCCTTCTATTGATTGAATTGATTTTTTAAAATCAATAATTCTTTCTTCTATACTCTTATTTACTTTACTTATACTCTTATTTACTTTACTAGCATTGCGTTCGCTATGCGATTGCATTGCGTTTGCATTTTTCCAACGTTTAGATGCGTTTTCTTTTGCCTTGTTTGATTTATTATTTATTTCTTCTATATGATTATTTAAACGTCTTGAATAAAAGCAATTATCCTCAATAACAAACAAATCAAAATCTTCAATAACTTGTTTTAAAACGTCAGAATCACATTGTAAACCAAATGCTAATGATGCATAGTTTGTTTTCTTCTGTAAATAATAATTCTAATACAGCCCAGAATATGCCATAACCTTCATATCCTAATTTAGATCTTAATTTTATAACTCTAATATCTAATCTTGCTACTGAATCGTGGTTAAAATATGTTTTTTTCATAATTAAAGAGTTAAGAAAATGCCTGTCCTAAATATAAGGATAAACTAACTAATAAAACAAGTATTACAGACAGGCACTTTCAGGATATTTAAAATGGTGCATTATGTTCGTTAGTAATTGACTCAATGCTTTCTTGTTCTCTAATTCTACAATCTTTAATCATTAAAGTATTATAAAACTTGCCTTTGTATTCTCTGCATTTAATATAGAAATCAATATCTACATATTGCCCTGCAGATAATTTTTTAGAGTGTTCAATTACATTAATAGAAGTTTGTCCAAATAACTCAAATTGCATAATGTTGCGAAAATCAGTAGTTGTTTCTTCTATTGTAATTAGTTTTTTAACAAAATCACCTTTATCTGTATTTATTTGTTGATCTTGAACTTCTGTTATTTTACCTTTTATTTGATACATATTTTTAATTTTTATTGATTATTACTTCGTTTAAATGCTTCAGCTTCATCTTCGCCAAAGACTTGATGTTCATAAAAACCAGCTAATTTTAGACAGGCTCTTGACATTGCTCTTTTTTCAGCCATTGCAACAGGATAGCTATTCTGATTGTTAGAAGGTGATGCTTCGCCATAAGTTTCAATAGATTTATCACCCATTGTTGCTTTTGCTTTTATTATAATACATTTACAATCCATTGAATTAAATTCTAAATTATAACAAATTTTTATATTATTAGCAGCCATAATTTTATCAATTCCAGACCTTGTTATTATATTATAAAACTTATGTTTAAAAACATCTTCATCAGTTAAATTATTTTCTACAAATAATCTATTTAATATATCTTTTTTTGTTTCCATATCTATATATTTAAAAAATCAACTCTTAATTCTAAATTAAGAATTTTACATAATTTATCAGCTTCACTAAATTTCATTAATTCAGGTCGCTTTAACTTTGAAAGCATTGTTGGATAAGAAACGTCCATATATTCAGAAAGTTCTAATTTAGATACTTTATGCTTGAACATTGCATATTCAATAGTTTCTTTTAATTTATCATTCATAATTATTTATTTAAAATTATAGGACAATAATAATAAATCTTTTTTAATATCCAAGCAAATTAATTTAATAGTTATTAACATTCCAATTGTTAATAAATAAAAAGAATTATTTCTTTTGTATTAAAATAATTTAATATATATTTGTATCATAATTAATAACTAAATAAATAAAAAAATGATTACAACACGAATTAAAACAAGTATAAAAGAAGAATTAACATCTTATATAAATGAAAGAGTAGAAGAAATTAAAAAATATGACGGCTCTGAATTAGAAGAACTTCACTTTCACTTATTTAATCAAGACTATTATATAATAGGGTATTATCAAGCTCAACAATGGTTAGATAAACATGGAATATCTGCATTTGAAGCATTAGACACTATTAGAGAATATGAAGAATTTCATTTTGGAGAAACACAAAGCTATGATAATGCTGAAAAAACAGTTAATATGTTAGTATACATATATGGAGAGGAATTGTTAGCTGAAATGAATTTAATTTAAAATATAAAACTATGAAAAAATCAACATTACTATTAGCACTAAACGCTTTAGAAGTTAAATTATTAGAAGAAAGACAAAACTATAAACGCCAACGATTAAATGATGAAGTTGAGCATATTAATAGATTATTAGAAGAAACAAGGCAAAACATAGAAGAAGTTTCTATTTATTCACCAGATAAAATAAATTTAAAATGAGAACAATTGAAATAAAAGAAATAAATGTATCAACTAAACAAGGTCGTTTAGATTGGTTAGAGTATAAAGCTAAAGACGATTGGAAATTTTTAGGAGAAACAGGAATGACAATTTTGTTTGAAAGAATTACAGAAGAAGTTTCTGATTGTTGCAATGCTAAATTAATTGAAGAATCAGATGTTTGTTCTAAATGCAACGAACATTCTAAAATAATAAATATAATTATGAATGAAGATAAAATATGTTTCAGGTGCTATAAAAATCTAAAAAAAGAAGAAAAATTATTAGATTATAGGTATTATTGTGAAAATTGTAATGAGAATTTTTACGAATTTGAAACTTTAAATAATTCTTAAATGAAAAATTGGATAATAACAGGAAAAGGATATGTCAATAGTGGCGTTACTAACCCTTACAACCTAAATCTTGAAATAACAGATTTACAATATAAGTATAATGAAATTCGTTTAAGATCAACAGAAAAAGATTTAGAAAAATTTGTTTCTGAATTGATAAAAGATGAAGCATCTTTTAAGCTTATTGGATATTTTGAAAAAGATTCAGAAGATCATTTAGATCATATGTATGGATCAAATAGAATGTTTAAACCTAAAAATCTATAATATGAAAACATTACAATTCGTAAAAACTAGCAAGAGTTATAATTCTAAACATGGTGGAAGCATATACTACATCTTTTTTAAAGGTATAGGGAAAAGCTATAGAACAGTATTATTTAGCAATATGCGTAACTTTAAAAATTGGAATAATATATTAAACAAAGCTGAAAGAGGTGATTATATAGCTGATCTAAAAATGAAGTTATATAAAGGCAAAGAAATAGTAGACGCAGACAGTATGCCTAAGCTAATACCACAACGTGAAATGTATGAAATTGAGTGTGAAAGATTTGAGGATTATTACGGTATACCCCCACACTAATTATTTCAATTTTTCAATTAACTTCTTAAAGTCTTTTCTTATACCTTTGATGTCATAAACTTTTTTATGGTTTTTGTCATAAGTATAATAAGCACCCAATTGAAGTTTTTCTCTATATAGGTTTTTATCTTTCATAATTCCATTAATAAATTTATGGGTAATTTTCCGTTATTCAAAACGACTGAACACCCAATAGCAGGTTTTTTTCCATATTTAGCATAAGCCATAGCATAAGATTCGTGGTCAATTCCACAACCAACTTGCATTCCAAATACTCTAAATTTTCTACCGACAAAATGTTGACATCCTGCTAAAGTATGTAAATGACCTTGAACTGTATTCATTAAGTCAGCCCTACACTTGCTAAACGCTTGACCACCTTCACCATGAATGTATTGAACATTATCTTTTTCATACCTTTCAACAAAATTCCATTTAGGCACTTCTAATACTTCTTTATAAGATTTGATCCATTTAGAAGGAATTGCAGATGTTTGTGCTTTACGCATGACCATTCTGTCATGGTTTCCGATAATAACAGTAGCTACAGGAAATGCTTTTCTCCAACGTGCTATTCTTTTTATCGCTAATTCTAATTCATCAGAACCACCCATTCCGTCTGCGTTTGTTTCATGATATGATGAATAGTGATTGTCTATTATATCACCAATAAAGACAACTTCATTACAGTTAAATTCAATATATTTTTCTCTACAAAAATCTAAGTATTCATCTAGACAAAATGGTTCGTGAAGATCGCCAATAACTAGAATGTTATTAGCCGTAGTATTGTCATTATCTCTATATTCTTTTATTAAGTCCCATTCTGTGCGTGATATTCTAGGTCTGTAATAATTCAAATTTTACATTTTTTATCACACTTTCTGCATTCAAACATCGATAAACATAAAGGAAGAATACCGATAGCACAAAGCACAACACCCTCCCAACTAATGCTTTCACCCATAGTATTAAGAGCATATATGACTATTGCGCCACCGATAGTTCTTTTAGCTGACCACCTTTTCAAATCTCCAAATTTTTTGTCTTTGAAAATTGAAGTAATGTCTATAAATTTTAATAAATTATTCATGCGTTCCACCACCTTTTTTGTAGTTAGGAATTATTGCATTAAAGATACTATCCAAATAAGAAAAAACTTGATTGTCATCCTCTGTTGGAGTTAAATTAATAACGATCTTTAAAAAAGCCATAAATCCGATTAATAATTCTAACCAATTTGAAAAAATAAAATCTGTCATAATAATAAATTTAATTAATAATAAGTCCACAACACCTGTTGTGATTTGTCTTCGTCTATGTCGCAATGAATAAAATTGTTTCCTATTCCAATTCTGTTTATTCCAACGATCATTAATGCTGTTACAATTTTAAATCTTGTAAATGAATCTTTTGCATATATATCGGCTGCTATTCCTTTAGTATGAGATGAATTTTTAGAACCTTTATAACCTTGCTCTAATAATGCTTTATTGTATTCTGGCGTTCTATAACCTGATGTTATCTTAAAAGGAACACCTGCAATGCCTCTTGCATCATCTAAAAGACAGATGAACTCTTTGTCCATATTGTCTACTCCTTTTCCTTTTCCACTTTTGCAATCAAACTCTTTCCAACTAAAATACTTAAAATCGTCCATTATTTGCGTTTTAAGAGGCTTTTAACAAAATTATATATATCCTTACTTAACATAGCAACAAACCCCCCTAAAAGTCCTAAAATGACTGTTTCTGCTATTGTTTGTGTTGGGATCATTCCAATAGTGAGTAAATTCCCACAAAAAAAGCAACCAAAGTATTCCAATTTTTCCATTACGATATATCTATTACTCTATATGTTGTCCAAATGTCTAAAGTTCCTGTTGCACCTACTGAAGGCGATCCATTAAAATAAAAATATAAATCTTCATTTATAATTGTTGTTGTTGCTGATACACCCTTATCTGATCCACCTCTACCTTGAAATACCCACCATTCTCCATTGTTACTAGGTGCCATAAGTGCTTTTGAGGCAAAATCCCAAAAGTATGTAGAATCTCCGTCTATGTAGCCAATTACAGGTTGAACAGGACTTGTAGTAGCTGTTGCACCTTCTGTGTATTGAACAATAACACTAATAGGCAAAATAACCTTATTTTGACCTTTTTTTTCTACTATTTTTTTACCTGTTGTTGCTAATGCTAAAAATTCTGTATTGTTAACACTAACCTTTTCAGTTGCTACAACATACCCAGCTATTACTTTTTTACTTGTTCCGTCTGCTGATCCTGTTGTATCGTTTACATCAACGACCATTAAAAGGTCATCACTTGCAGGATTGTTTGCTAGTGCCGATTTGTCGGTTAATCTTTGTCCAGCCATAATTTAATTTTTTAATATATTTTTTAAGTTTCTTAAAATTCTCCTTGCTCGAAGGATATGTTCTTCTTTTAACAGCCATAAATTGTAATGTCTGCACCTTGTAAAAAACTTTTTAATTTATTACTTCTTGGTGCTGTTGAATCTAAATTAATTCCTGCAAAATAATTGTTTGTTGTTGGATCAAGGTCTGATCCACTATTGCTTGTGTATTCTGGAAAAGAACTTGAATTATTTCTTAAATAGTCTATTGCCCTTTGACGATAAAATTCTGCTGCATCTGTTGCTGTGTCCATAACAGGTTTTAGATCGTCATAAGTTGCACTAGAAGATTGATCTGTTGCCCCCATAACCACAACTGCATTATTAACAAATCTTAGTCTTAAATAAGGCATTAATTGTGTAAATGCAAACTGAACTAAAGCAGGTTGTATATAAGTTTCTAAAAGTGTTTTATATTGGTTTGCTAATGTTCCTGCTTGAATCTCAGCTTTTAGTTTAGCATCCAAGTCAGTTCCTAAAATTGGAAGTATGTGCATATCTTGAGCCAATAAAATATAAGGCATAATAAGGTCATCTGAAACAGAACCACCTAATGCAGAATCTTTTTTTAATCTTGTAGAACTAATGTAAAGTGTATGTTGTATAGCCATATTAGACGTCTTTTACGTTTTTATCTTTGTAATTAATGCTTTTGATGTTTCCCCTGCTATCCTTAACAGATTCTTTAGTTTTCATTGCTGTGTATGCTTGTTTAACAGGGTTTTTGTCTGTATCGCCAACAGCCATTGTAAATTCAAATTCCACAACGTCAATCGGTGTTTTGTTACTGTTTCTAGCTGCTTCATTATGAAAAACTTCTGCACAAGCTGTAGCTGTTGATTTTTTATTGTTATAAACTATTTTGTATATTCTGTGATAAGCCTTACTAGATGTAATGCCTGTTGAACTTGTAAATGTATATTCTAAAGCCATATTTTTATTATTTATTTAACACCAGGATAATGACCTCTATTAGGCATATTTTCTGGCGCAATTACTGCATCTTTAATTCCTCTTGGTTTTGGTGTATACGATTTTGGTATACTATCTGTCTTGGTATAGTCGTCCATGCTCTGACCCTCTCTTAATTCTGTTCCGTCTTTTAATCTATATAAAATAACTTTCCAGGCGTGTCTACAATAAACACCACCTTTAAATCTAAATAAATCATAAGGACGACCTTTATGCCCTAGCTGTCTGTTCACACCTTCACGACTTGCTTTGTCTATGTCTTCTAATCTATAAACAAAACCTGCTTTTGCTAGTCGCATCATATTCTTGCAGAATGTCCTAGTTGATTTGCTAGGTTTTCTGCTCTTTTTAATATATTTAAAACGAACCCTGTAATAAGATTTATCTAATGAACTAGGTTGATCTTCTTTGCTTCTTATTTCATCTGCAAACTTTTCTTTGTTTTCTTTAATTAATCTTTTTGCCCAATCTTCATAATCTTCAATTAATCCTTCGTCTTGTTCGTCCACTATTTCCCAGACTTCTTCGTCCATTTGTTCGCCTTGTAATTCTTCAAATATAATATTTAAATCATCATCTGACATTTCAACAAAATCATCAGAATCTATATCTTCTTTTGTAACACCTTCTTTTTCTTGATCTTCTTCTGATTGTGTCTTTGTAACTTCTAAATCAATGAAATCAGCAGGTTTAAGTGATTTAAAGTATAAATCAAGGTGTATATCATTAACTTTAAAAATCTTGTTTAAACCCTTTAAAAGTGTTGTTTGGAATGGTATTACAACTGTATTGTTAAATAAGCTATAAGCATCTCTTAATTCGTCTGCATTATTACCTAATCCACCACCCTCTGCACGAATACCAAATAGAATTGGTGATGTAACTCTGTGTCCTGCTAAAATTTGTGAAACAGATTGTTTAGACATTTCAACCCAAGCAGACTGTGCATCATTCATTTGTATAGGTTCAATGATAGGTGCAGTTTCTTTTCCGTCATTAAATGTGATTAGAATTTTACCTGCGTTTCCTGTTCCTGCAAATTTTTGATTTAATTGTCTTTCAATAGTTCTTCTTTCTTCATCTGTTGGAACACCATTAGAGAATCCAACGTGCATAGAAGGTGTCATTCCTGATGTTATATTAGATAAGTGGAATTGTGCAATCTCTAATTCCATTTGAATCCAATCTGTTGCTGCTACATAGTCAGGCGCAAAGCCATAAAACAAAGCAGGGTTTTTATCTCTTATCATTAAGATTTGAGATGCTTGACTTCTATCTTGTGTATCAAATGCTTTATATGCTCTAGGTTTATATTCAGATTTTTTACAATTTGCCCAATCAGCAGAATAATAATAATGCTCTATTTCTCCGTCAATCATTTTACCAGATCGAATATATTGCGCAGGTATATGTTTCATTTTAGCAATCTTGCTTCTATCTCTTGACCATATAACATTAACATAACAACCACCAAATAGTTTTAAATCTAATGCTAAATCTTTTAAAACGTCATCGTCTGAATTGTGCAATAATTCTGTTAGTCTTAAATAAGATTCTTTTGTTGCTTCTGATTCGTCAACATTAGTTGCTGCTATTCCTTCACCATATATCATTGCACCGATTGACTTTATTAATGCGCCATTGATTGCACTACCTAAAAACAATTCTAAAAGATAATTAGGATAAAGATTATTTTCACCGAAGCTGATCCATTCTTGATTAGTCTTTTCTACTAAATGAGGAATATTATAATGTGATAATTTTACTAAATTTAAATTCATACTGTGTCATTTGTTAAATAAATGCTTTCTGTGTCTGCATCATTAGTTGTGTATTCTTTATATTTTACAGGAACAGGCGTATCGTCTGCTTCTTTTCTTAATTCTACATTTGCCAACCCCTCCCAAAGAACAGTTAGTCCTGTTGGATCAAGATTTGTGTCAGATGAGTTTTCATAAATAATTGCATCATAAAAGCCTAAAGGAAAATCAGTTGTTCCAAGTATTATTAATCCGTCTTCTGGGTTTTCTGTTATTCTTGATGTAACTACACCCAAACTAGCATATCGTTCTAAATAAGCAAAATTATTTTGAACATTAAGAGTTGCTGCCTTGCTTTTTTTGGTGAATTGACTTGTTAAAATTATTAAAGGTCTAAATATGTCTGAAGGATTAAGTGTAGACAATTTATCAGCTATGTCAATAGAATTCCAACTTGAAGAAAGTGGCGTTGAAGAATTTAATCCTGGTATATTAATCTGCATCATATCTTAAAAAGTTATATATACTGACTCTGTATCTGAATCGTTAACACTATAATCGCTATATTGAACAGATTCAAAATTTAAATTTGTATTGGTGCTTTCGCTTCCTGTCATATTTAATGTTCCTGTGTATAAGGTTGCCGTTGCATTAGCAGGGTTCAATTCTCCACTTGTTAATGTTTCTAAAATAGTTATATCATAAAAACCTAATGGAAATTCTGTTGTTCCTACTCTAACTTTGCCTTGTGATAAATCTTCTGTTTGTGTGCTTGATACACTATAAAAAAAAGGTAAAGTTATATATCTTTCGTGTTTATCTACACCTATTCCTGTTGGATAGCTAATTGTTCTAGTAAAGTATTTTACTTTTCCTGTTTGTTGACTTTCTAACTTAAACAAAAAATAAGGATATGAAATGACATAATATGTAACTCCACTAATAACTGTTGAAACTATCGTTGGTGTAACAGTAAAATATGGTGCTACATTAAAAATAGTATTAGCTGTTGTTCTCCAAGTTGGAGAATCTGGCGTGTCATTGTATATTATTTCCTGTATCATTAAATACTTTTATAATAATTTAACATTTCAATATAGCTTTCTGGTATGCCCTCTAATTCTTCTTCAGACTTATTTAATAATGGCTTAACAAACTCATTAAACATAAAACTTCTTTCAAAATGCTCTTTATAACTCATAATTAATTGTTTGCAACTGCTGTTATGTATATGGATTCATTTTCACTGTCATTGTCTGCGTATTCAGTATATTCTACTGCTAAATTATTTTTATAAGCAACTGCATTTAATAAACCACTCCATATTTTTTTAACTGCATTGTCTGGGTTCATATTAGAATTGTCTATGTTTTGGTAAATCTCTACATTATATAAACCATAAGGCAAATCAGTAGTTCCAAATCCAATAAAACCAAACGCAGTAAATTCAGACAAACCTACTAATGGTATAAATCCTATTCTTACAAACCTTTCTTTATTTGAATAATCTGTCGACAAAGGAATTGATGTATAAGAAAAATTTGTTGCCTGACTTGTAAACTTAAATAAAGGTCTATAAGTGGTATCAGTCATCTTATCATATATATCTAAATTAACATATTGATTAAGGTCTGGAAGGGTTTCTGATGATGCTATAAACTGAATCATAATATATCAAAGTATTTATCAATAACGTTTCTATATTTTTCTAATATCATTTTTTTGTCTTCTTCGCTTAATAAATTTAAGTCTGCAACACTAAAATCTGGTGTATTATACTTATCCTTCAATTTGAACATTTTTCTTCTTTTTAGGTTTATCTTGTTCAAAAAACTTATTTCTAAAATGTTCCCTTAATCCCTTTATTTGTTTTTGACTCAATTCATTTAAAGGCACTTTTAAATTGTCAAGTGTTTTGTTTTCGTATTCTTTTTTTAATTTCCAAGCCATACTATTTTATTATAAATATAAATATAAGTTATTTGTTTTTTTTTAATAAAAAAAAGGGGTAATAAAACCCCTTCTTTTCTTTTGTATTGAGTAACGACTAAGTTCCTACTACAAATGCAATATCAGCAAAATCAGTTAATTGGTCAAAAGGATAACCTGCTGTTGAAGGACCTAATGTCGGTTTCACTTGTATCGGAGGTAATTTTTCCTCTGATGTGAACTCTAATGTATAACCAGAAAGATCGCCTTTCGCTGCACCTGTTACCATTGTTCCACTTGTTATATTACAACCTGTATTCATTCCAAGTAAAAAGATGTTATCCATAGCATCACGAACAAAGATTTGACTTCTATTGTAAGCAGCCAATTTTAACTGATTTGTTGAATCGTGGTCAATCTTTTGTAAAGTTACCGATAAAACAGAACTAAAAAAAGTTGTTCCTGTTGCAGGGTCAGAATTAAAGTTAACTGTCAAAGAACTAAGATTAGGTCTTAAATCATACTGCAATAAAGTTTGCTTTGAACTTGTAGGGTCACCATAAGTGTCCCAATCTGCAAAATCTGCATCAGTCATTTCTGAATCTGCAATAGAAGCAGATGCTTCAATGTTTCCACAATAATTTGGTAGTATATACATTGTTCGAAGACCACCGATGCTGTCTTTACAATCTACTTTTCTACCTTTTGTTAAATCACAAGCCATATTATTATAGTATTAAAAAGTTAATAAAAGGGAGGTATATTGCAACCTCCCATTTAAAGTGTCTATTAAGTCCAAACAGTTGATCCGTAAACACCGTCTGTTGCTACTGCACATTGAACACCAAGTGCAAAGTTCATTACAATTCTAACATTGTCTGAACCGTCATATTGGTAAGTAGGAATAACTCTTGCTTCTGTCCAATCAGTTGCAAGGTTAGTTCCAAACACTAAGTTTTCTTTGTAAGTTGCAACGATTACATCATCAAACATTCCTGGACATACATAAATTGGGAATCCAAAGTAAGTAATTCCTTCAAATGATTGAGCAACACCAAGACTGTTAATACCTTGATTAGAACCTGCATTAGCTAATGCTTGAATTAAGAAAGCATAAGTTTTAGAGTTCATATAGAATCCAAATCCTGGTTTAGAAGTTAAACCTGCAATTCCAACTGCTGCATCATATACAGAAGCCATGTCAGTTAAAATATCACTTGCAGCTAAAGCATCACCAAAATCAACTTCCGTAAAGTCTTTTAATTGACTTGCATCTGCACCTGCTTCGTCTTGTGTTCCGTCATCAGACAAAAAACCTGTTCCAAAAGGTGAAGATCCTTTCCAAATCATATTTTCTATATGAGCACCTGCTTTTCCTGCAACTGCTGATAATAAAAAGTCTTCAAATGTTCCTGGTAAGTTTCCGTTTCTGTCCATATTCTCACCAATCCAAGTTGGAAATACAGTTCCACGACAAATTTCTTCGTTAACTTTCATGTCAGTTAAAGTTAAAACTTGTTCAGTTAATGAAGTGTCATTTCCAGATGAAAATGAACAAGCTGCAGCAACTACAGGATCAGTTATACCTATATTCGAAATAACTGCTTTACTATTTAAACCGTCTATTTGTCTAACGTAACCTTTCGCAATTGTGTCTGGTGACTTAACTGCAGCCGTTACATAAGGCAATGCTAATTTACCTGCATAGGTGTTATCAGTTACGGTTATATCAAACTGATACTCTTTGCTTAAGTTGTATTGATTGTTCGCCATTTTTAAAATTATTTATTGTTAATGTAATAAGCTGCCCTTTCATTAGTTGACAGTTTTCTTAAATCGATTGTTGTATTAGAGTTTTTCATGCCTTCTGGAGAATATGATATTCCTTCTTCTGCAGGTTGTCCACTTAATTCAACGATTTTGCTTTTAAGTTCTTCAATTTGTGTTGTTAATTCACCAATTATTTCTGAACTCATTTCTGTTTTATCTTCGGAAACTTCTTCTTCTTCTTTTTCTTCTGATAATTCAGCAGATGCTTCTACTTTGTCAGCTTTTAAATCTGCAACTGCATCTTCTAAATTTTTAATTCTTATTTCCATTCCTTTCCAATCTGCAACATCTGCTTCTTCTGCTAATTCTTCTTCTTTAGGTTCTACATCTTCTGACATTTCTTCTTCTGATGCTTCAACATCTTCTGCTTCTTTTTCTTCACCAAGATCAAGAATTTCAGAATTTTCTCCAATTGTTAACTTGTTGCCGTTTTCCATTGTATATGATCCTGCTTCTAATGCCTCTGCGTTTCCGTCATCTGAAATAGCAAATACTTTAGAACCGATCATAAATTGTTCGTCTTCTGTTGCAACTACTCTGCCGTCATCTAGCTTCATTTCAGCATAAAATTTAACAGAATAAGATTTAGGTTCATTTTTCATTTTTAAGATATTTAAAATTTTTTCTATTGTTCCCATAACATTAATAAATATAAAAGGTTTTAAAGTGTTTATTTCTTTATCGTCTGACAGTCTTATTTTTGATCGCTGCACAGACTTTTGCAGCCGTTTCTTTATTGCCGTATTGTTTCATCTGATCCTTCATACAATCATCCCAAGAATACTTTAACATAGCTTTGCGTTTAGCATAAGCAACATATTCTAGCATCTTGTATTTTTTTTTGTATTTACGTTTTCCTTCTTTAGTATATAATTCTTCTTTCATAGTTGCAGAAGAATGATCTACGCAAGGCATATATAACTTAACTCCGTCAACTGTATGCGCATGACTACCAGAACAACCTTTAAACATTTCTGCATAAATTTCTGCTTCTTCTTTATTTCTAAATAATGGTTCTCCGTCTAAACTACCAACAGGGTTTAATTCATTAGCTAAAATAATATCTTTGATTTTGCCCATCATTACTTCATCAGGGCAATCTTCACAAACTTCGTCAAGTATATCCATTTCTTTTGATGCTTCAATTAATTTATCAGTAAAATATCCTTCGATACTAAATCCTCTTACTTCTTTGTTCTTAATCTTTTCCCAAATTTCAGGATTGTTTTCTGCGCTAACTTGAACGAACCACGTTCCAACAGGCATATTGTTGAAACCATACATATTAGACTTATCATATTTTTTATTTTCTTTTATCCAAGATTCTACGACAGTTAATCCTTGAACGGGTTCTTTATGTTCTAAAGTGTGATTATTGTTGTTTAGACTTGACATAAATAGCTTCTGTGCCTGTCTTATTGTTTCCTTAGTAAAGTAAACATCATATTCTTCGTTAGTTTCTTTATTTAGTCTAGGAATTTTTTTGTCTGGAATTAAAACTGCACCGATTAACTGCTTTTGCTCTTCATCAATTTTTGCAAGTGATAAAAAGTCATTATTAAAAAATACAAAATTTTCTTCTATTGCAGGGAATTTAACAACAGAAATAGCATCAACGCCAAAATGTTCTGCTGTTTCGTCAATTATTAATTCTATAAGTTTTTTCTTTTTAGCCATATCATCTATAAATATAAAGTTTCTAATTTTGTTTATAATGTAGCTTGTATATCCAATTCTTCTTGCAATGCTTGAGCATTAGAAATATCGTTTTCTACTACATACGCTTGAACAGGTTGAGATTCGCCTAATGTTGGTCCTGAAATTTCTTCCATATTTGGTAACATATCACCAACAACTGCAGGTTCTCTTGATTCAGTATCTATACCAGATGCAGAGCCACCACCACCTGCACTTGCACCTTCATCACCTGTTGACATTATTTTTCTAACATTAGCCAGACCCATTGCAATAATACCACCTGCTTGAATTGCGCCAAATATACCACCTTGTGCTAATGCTTTAGTTGCACCAACATAAGTATCTCTAATAGCCATACCAACTTGAATTGCTTTCGATGCCTTGCTTTCTTCACCTAACAATGCTACAACACCAGAAACGGCACTTTGAACAATTGCTTCTTTTTGTTCCTGTGTCATTTCTTCAATTTTGACTTCTTCTTTTTTTGCTTCCTTTACAACTTTTACTGTCTTTTTTTGACTATCTTGATATTCCTTTTCTAAGGCATTTAAGTTAGTTAATTGTTCTGATCTTTGACCTGTAATTCTTTCTTCCAAATCAGCCATTTCAGTTTTAGCATCAATTAATGCAACTTGTAAGTCTATATTTTCTTTGTTCCTAGATAATTCTAATGCTGCTAAATCTATTTTCTTTTGAGCTAATGCTTGTTCTTTTTCAAATTGTTCATCTAATACTTGCCCTAATTTTTCATTTGCTGCAATTCGTTCTTCAAATGTTAAACTTGTATCATCTCTTAATTGTCTTTGCAATTCTGCATCTCTTTGATATGTTAATTGAAGTTGCCTTTGTTGCGCATCTGCTAATTTAACTTCGTTGCGCATATTATTCATTGCTTTAGCAAATGCAACAGTTTCTTTTGCACTTTCTTTTGCGTTTTTAATAAAATCACCAAAGCTTTTATTATTGCCGACAACAGCCTCTTTAACTCCGTTAAATGATTCTTTTGCTAAATCTCCTGCTTCTTTAAATTCTCCTTTTAAAACCTTTCCTACGGCTTTTCCTAACAATCCTAAACCCTTAACAACAGATAAAACTGTATTAGTTAATTTTTGAAAAATATCACCAATTACGGCTGTTGCTACATTAACTTTGTCCATTATTACTTGATTCTCTCCAAGAGCATTTTTTAGGGCAACAAAAGCAGAAACAATAAGACCAATTCCCATTGCTTTAAAAGCTAACCCAACTCCCCTAACTCCAGATTGCATTACAGAAAACCCTGCTTTGGAATTTTTTGCGCCTTTTCCTGTTGCTTCTACGCCTTTTTTTAATTCGTCAACTTGCTTTATTGCGTCTTTAGCATCTACATTTATTTTAACTGTTTTTACCTCCGCCATAGTATTCTAATTATTTCTTTAAACATTCTTTTAAAACTTGTATGGTATTCTTGCATTCCATAAGCAAAATCTAATTCTTTGTCTTTGTAATCTACTAATTGTAAATGGTCAATACTTGGAATGATTAAGTCTGCTGTTGTTTCTATGTATCTTTTTAGTTCCATATTAATAAATCTAAATTTTCAAATAATATATAATCTCCGTTTTGATATAGGGCAAAATTCTCATCATATCCAAGTGTGAAATATGGTATTCTATTAATATCCAATTCAACGCTTATTTCCCAAATTCTCTTAGTGTCTGTTTCGCTGTCATCTAACCCAAATCTTAAAACACTATTGTTCATATCTATATATAATGTGCAACTTGCAGGAATAGAACCGTCACGCAAAGAAAAATCACTTACACCACCTGCGACTCCTAATTGAGTAGAACCTGCAATTGTGTTTTTAAATCCTGTGTGATATGCAAAGCCTTCTGTTGTTCCTAATGGATGTGATGAGCTTGTTCCACCAATTACTGTTGCAATTCCTTTTACCTTTATAATGCAATTTGTGTTCGTTGGTATTATTAGTGGTCTGCTGTTTTCTGATCCTTCTGGATAAGCATAGCTTCTTGTATTTCCTTCTGTATATCCTGTCAAAACAAATCTATGTGATTCACCTTGTAATTGAGGAACATTTTTTCTTTTGCTTTTGTATTTTATCATCATATCATCACCAAAAGAAGGTAAGATATTCCTACTGTATTTGTTATTGTCAACTCCTCTTATAAGTGGTTTATTTAATCCACCTAAAGTATCAGATGTTACGCTTCTTAATGTTCCTTGACCTAATATGCTTGTTAGATTTATTTGATTTTGAACAACTAAAGGCAAACTACCTGCGTTCACACAACCATATAATGCGTTTCCTTGTTCGCTTCCCAAAATATAAGGCTCACCACCTATGCAGTAACAACATTCTTCATCAGTATATAATGATACTGGTAGTGTTGGTGTGCAATTAGGCGTTCCCTCTGGGCACCATAAATAGAACATATCATTATATATATTTGATCCATTAAGATAACCAGGAACATAATTACAATCAGAACAATTATTAAGAGAATCGATCACTTTTAATAATGTTACTTTTGTTGATGCCTTTGCGCCGACTTGATAGTTTGTAATATCTAAAATCCTGTAATATGTTTCTTTTATAAAAATCTCATCATTAAACTTAAAGTTAAATATATCTACTTCATTTAAATTTAAATGACATTCCATAATTCTAGCATCTGTGCTATATATATTGTCTAAATATGGTTTCCAATAAAGTCCATACAAAGTATTTGAACCCCAAGTTCCATTATTTGCTTCGTAGTTAAAAATGTCAGATTGAGTTATTGGGGGATTTGACCACCAATACAAACTTTTATTTGTTGGTCCTAAAGTATAAGAATCTGAAGAAGGCGTTATATCGTAAGGGGTGCAAACAGGGTAGGTGTTAAAACTAACTGTATTAATGGCTTGACCGACAACAGGTTGGTAGTGCATATTGTATGTTATAGCATTGTCGCTGTCATCTCTAACAGTTGTTGCAGCTCCATTATACCAAAATAATTTAGGCTTTGTTTCTGCGCTTGTAACAGGTATTTTTTCGCCATCTTCATTTCTATTATAACTGTATTCATATTGAACAACCATATTTTTAGGATAGGGCTGTAACCATTGTTCTTCGCTTTGATAAACTTTGTTGTTTATATATGGACTAAAAATAGGATTGTTCCTTAATTCGCCAGAAGCAAATTGATTATTAGTTACTTCTATTTCTGCGTGTCCATATACATTGATATTAGGATATTTTTCTTTAAAAGATTTATTTGCAACATCTTCATCTTCTAAATCAGTCAATAAAACGCTTTTTTTCTGTAGTGATGTAGTGTCTTTTAAAATAACTTCTTTTGAAAGGTCTAATTTTTTTGTCCAATCCTTTATACTGCTATCGGCTAGATAGTCGTTATAAGGTTCTATAATTAAGTTTGAAGAATCATCTGGATCAGATAATACAACTAAATTAAATCTTTGAATAATATCTTTTAAAAAGTCTTTTTGTGTAATATCTGGATCAATGCACATAGGCATATTAACTATAGAATCATAAACACCAAGTGAATAATTGTCCCAAACAACAGATATTTTGCTACGATAATTTGTTGCACCACAAGAAATAGTGTTTCCTGCTTGAGCACCTAATGTCATACTAGCACTAAATTCGCCACCAACTCTTTTTGCATTATATACTCTTATAAGTATTCTACAAGAATAGTTTATAGGCATTTCAGATATATCAAAACCATAAACATAATTTTGGTTTGAATTTCCTATTGGTATTCCTATAGTCTGATCCCACACTTCAGTTGTTATAGGCGTATTTGTTGTTGCATTCCACCCTTCTAACCAAACATCCATTAACATATTAGATCCTTCACACGCTTCGACATTATCGTGAAAGATTCTGTGTGTAGCATACATTCCTGTTTGTGTAGGGTGATTTTTTGTAAAATAATGGTAAGTAGTATTCCATTGATTCTGGTCATCAAAACAAACTGTTCCTGCAGGAATAACAACTGGACCTAGTTCTACACATTCTGCAGCACCTCCAGGCGCAGGGAATGCGCTACTATTAAACATACCCCAAGCACCGATATTACCAACTGTCATATTACCAGAAAAGTCATCAGAAGTATTAACTGTTGGTAGTGTGCTTTCTCCTAAATGGTTTCCTGTAGTCATATAGATTTTCCCGAAATAATCTCCGTCTATAAAATTAGAAGTATAAGAAAAACCTGCTCTTGCAAAGATAAGTTTGAATAATGTTTTTAATTGTATTGAAGGTCTAAATTGCAAAAAGCTAACCATATAAGGAAAAGCATCAATAACTCCATAGCTTATTATATCGCTTGAAGTCATATCCAAAAATTGATTAGATTCTTGTTCCCAATAAAACTCTGGTTGCGTTACCGACAATGGATACATAACCTTTTGAACATTTACATCTGTATCTCTTAATGATGTTCCTGCTGCATTTACAAACGCACTACTGCTACCATTCCAAGAATTAGCCATTTGCGTTTCATTATATTGGTGATTTAGTTCTGCAGAGTATGTGCCGTCATCATTTTTTAAACAATCTCTTAGCTTCTTTTCTCCGATAACACTAAAAAGATCAGAAGTGTTTGACATTAAAACAACTTCGTAACATTGCGCTTTTTGGTATACTGCTTTTAATTGTAATGATCCTTCAAATTGAGGAACAGTTCCTACATATAATGTTGCATCAAATTTTGTTCTAGTATCATAAACCAACGTGTCTATGTTTACATTATACCAATCTTGAAAGAATTGGTGATTGTTGTCTGTAAATGGTAATTTAAAAGTTTGCGAATAACTACCCTTCCTTGCATCTGGTTCTTTAATGTCTGAGAACTGAAAGTTCAAAGAGATATTTGGTTCTTCTTGTAAATCTAACTGAAATGTGCTGTCTGCTGTATCAGATGTTGTATTTGGTCTATATGCTACTAAACGAACTTTCATTAGCTATTGGTGTTTACATTGTTTGCGTATTCTATCTGAATAGTATATTTTATTAGCTTGTCATTTGCAATAGTTTTTTTAACAATAGAAGAATCAGTTACCATAACGCCTTGCGTAAATTCTGTATCTGCATTTTCAACTATATAAACATCTGTTGACATAATTAGCTTTTCCATTAAATATGCTTGATCTTCTGTCATCCAATCTGTATTCAATGTTTCCTTTAAAACTGCTGTTACCTCTCTAGTCTTTTTGCCTCGCATAGTGTTATTATAATACCATTTAGAAGCATTGAATCGCCCCATTATAGTATTGTAGTTATTTCTATTTACTTCAATTGTCTGTGTAGATTTCATTTTGAAATTAAAATAATCATAACAACCTACACTATTACGCCACGCTAATCTTCTAACTTTAAAACCTTTGCAACTTCCTGATTCTTTTATAAAATAATAATTAGCCGTAGCAGGGTCAGTTTCACCCCCTGCGCCTGTTCCTTGTATCTTGTAATACGCCCACCCGTCATTAGCTGCATCAGAAGGTTTTGCATCAGCTAATCCTGCAATCGTTTGTCCTTCAAGGTTTCCTGGACCACAACCAAAATAAAGTAGTCTGTGTTTATCTTCCATTCCTGTTGATGTGCTTGGTGGCCAACCTCCATAAGTAGAACTATTTACTGCTGTATCTGTGCTTAAAAGTGAGCCACTAGCATCATAGTATTTAATAATAATAAAATCTAAATCGCTAGAAAAATTTCCAAAATCATTTAAAAATGCAACAGTATGGTAATCACCTACATTTGTTGTGCTATCCCATTGAACGTAATTTATATATCCTGTAACACCATAAGTTGGATCAGTAGTTATTCCAACATCACTTAAAAATCTGTCCGTTCCACTACTTGCTTGATATGGTTGGAAAGCTGTTCCTTGTATATAGTCAGAGTCGTCATCTCTTGCCGTTAATAAAGGCAAAGAAGCAGCCATATAAATAAGTGTATCTTCTACATTTGGAGTTGTATCTTCTGCAGGTATTGCATCAACTGCGCTACTAGACTGTTGATAACCCTTTACATAAATAGTCTGCATTTGCGTTTCATCTGTTCTGCTATCTCCGTTAACGCTAAAGATTTTAGTAGTAACGCCTGTATTTGCACCTAATCTATGTATTGGTTCAAATGGTATTCCTGTTTGGTTTTGATCTTCTACTGTGTTTACTAATTGACTGTTAATGATACTCCTTAAATCAAAAAATGCTCTTGCTCTTTGTGTTGCGCCATTATTATCTGGACCATATCCATTTCTTCTTTGTTTTATTTTTGCAATTAATGTTCCTGTTGAACTATCTAATCTAACTTCTAATACTAATCTAAAATAAAATAAACCACTTATATCGTCATAGTAAAGCATATAGCCTATCATAGGATTCCAATTGGTTATTACAGGCACTTTGTCTGCTGTGTTTACAGGCTCTTGCTCAAATGTTATATTAGGCATAATTTATTCTTTTATTGTTTTATCAATTGCTAATTCTAAATCATTAGCAAATGCTTTGACTATTTCGTCTGATTCTTTATTTAATTGTTGCGTAAATGGTTTGCTAAAAAACTGTGTTCTTTCTAATCCTCTTTGATATATTGCTCTTTGAATTAAAAATGCTAAACTTTTTCTTGAAATAAACTTTCCGTTTTTTCTAGCTGCCTTTAATGGCTTTCTAACAATCCACCTATCAATTGCACCTCTTGGGGGCATCTTAGTTGAAAACTTGAAAGGACTTCCTTGTCCTCGCATTTTTCCACTACCTTTAAATCCACCTGCACCTTTAACACCTTCATCAACAAATTTCCAATAATCTTCTGCACCCCCAAATTCAAATTCTAAAGTAACAGAAGAATCTGATGCTGTTACTAAATAATCAAAATCATTGTATAATGTATTTCCACTTGTTTGCTTTTTTTTCTTTTTTAAAATAGACCTTCCTTCCTTGACTACATTTGCGCCAAGTTTCTGCATTGCTTGTATGGTGTTTTTAAACTGCATTAGCTATTTGGTGTTATTGGAACAAGACAAAGATTGTTTTTATTAGGGACTTCAATAACTAGATTAGCAGCCCAACCTGTTAAAGTATTATCAAATCTAGCTGTAAATGGTTCTGCATTTATTGGTAAACTTAAAAAAACATCATTGTCAACCCAAGAAGTAGAATAAAGATTTTGATGAAACTCATTTATTACGTCTTGGATTATATTTAATGTCTGTGAATAAGTGTTAACACGCCCAACTCTTTGGTTATTTGGTTCATCTCCTAATTGGTCGCTTACCATATCCATAACATAAATAGAAAAGTTATAAGTTAAAACGCCCTTATCTACAACTACTGTTCCTGGTTCAGCATATAAAATAATATAATCTGTCGCACCGAGTTTGTTTAAATCTACTTCATCTAATTGTCCAGAATGAAAACTGTTAATTTCAAAATGTTTTTCAGCAATGGTTTCTAAATATCCTACTACATTTCTAAATGTTATCATAGTTGTTTCTTTGTTTATTATTATGATCTTGCGTATATGCTAAATAAGTCAATGTTTGCAAAATCGGTATTCTTGTTATTTTATCAATATCTAAAATGCTATTAGCTAAACTGTATAACACATTATACCAACCCCATTTACTTTGCATGCTTACGCCTTTTGTTGTTTCATTTCCTGTTTGCTCAAAAAGTTGTGCGAAGTCTTGACTAATTGTTCGCCTAAATTCAAAAAAAAACCTAACGAACTTAACGCTATATCCATTGGGCAATCCTTAAATAATTCTTCTTTAAATTCATCAGGATTGTAGCTTTCAATAGTGTATCTTTCGTTTCTTTCAAACGTAACTTTTCTATATAGTATTGACATTATAATATGCAAATTCTCAATAGGGTTTTTACAATATGTTTCAAGGTCTATGTATTCTCCTGTTGTTATTCCAGACAGATTAGGACAAAAGCCGTATTTTTCTTTTTTGAACATAAATGTCTTCCTAAAATTTTCTTTGTCTGGTTCTGTGTCAATCATTTTTTTTATTATGCTCATTATTTCTAATAAGTCTTTGTAAGCCATTTTTTTAACTACAAAAGGACTAACATTGCATAACAACGCTAGACTCTTTATAACTTTGTTTTTCTCACTTCCTTTGCCTTCTTGTATTTCTACATATTTTTGATAGGTTTCAATAGTTATGTCTGACCACCTATCTGGAATAGTTAATTTAACTTCTTTCATTACTAATAAATATAAATTGTTATTATTTGTCTTTACGAAATATAATACTTACCAGAATAAGATACTATTAGCTTATTTAATGCAACGTATCTAACTGCATCAACTGCATGATTAAAAGCATCTATTGGCTTGTTTGTTATTTCGTTGTTCTTGTTTTTAATCCACTTATAGTTTCTAAATTCCTTTATTGCATTAATGCTTCTTTTAGTGATATTTATTTTATGTCTTTTTAAAACATCTATACCAATACGAATAGAATCAGCACCCTTTTTTGCAGGTTTGATATTAATACCACCCATTCTAAAAATTTCTTCTATTGATTTAGGTTCAGCACTATCTGCATAAATCTCTATGCTTCTGTCAATCCCTAAGTCCTTGATCTTGTGTGCTATGTCTTGATTAGTCAAACCCTTTTCATAAATCAGTTCATCAATATACAAATCTAAATCGTGTTTATATACTTTTATTAATGATGTTGGGTCTGCACTAAATCCGA